AGTTGTAGTTGTGACTGCGTTTGATGCAATCTTTGCTTCAGTTACTGCAGCGTCAACGATTGAGGCAGTGGCAACCGAGTTCGAACCAAGCTCGTTTGCTGAAATTGCGCCAGAGGCAAGCTTTGCGGTCGTTACTGAACCGTCTGCAATCTTTGCGCCAGGGATTGCACCGTCATCGATTAAGTTACTAACACCCCGTTGTACAAGGGCTTTTGCTGTAATACGCTTAGTTTCAGCAGCGGATACGTCGTTAAGCGGAATATCGTCAGTGGCTTCCGCGTCGGCTTGTGCGAGAGCCGGCAAGTCCGAAATACGAAGATCAGCCACAGCTCTCGACGTCTAGTGTCTAGACGGATTCTAGAGTTATTCCTGTTGCTCAACCTCGATAAAGCCGTCACCCGTTGACTGCTGAACTTCCAAGCGGACTTTGCCGAAGTCTTCTTGCAACAGATAGTTACTCACAAACGACGTTTTGAGCTGTATCGGACCAGTGGTTACAAAATCCATAGTGACTCTGATTGGTTCGGTAGGTGAGAACTCAACACCCGCGTTAGTGACTCGACCTACGACTTCGTACCAAACCTGATCATCGTTGTCTGTTATGTCACCAAAAGGTTTTGGTCCTGAACTTACAAGAGTAAATTTTGCTTCAAATGTACTACCCGTGCTTGTACGGAGAACCAGTTGGTTGATAAAAATGGGTGCTTCTGTAGAGGATGGTGCAGTGCCTTTGTACCTTGTGTCGCCTTCTCGGTATTCGTAGTCAAAGAAAGCTGTTAGACGTCCGCTTCCGCTGATTAGGCCCGAAACGTTGCGGCGGAAGTCGTCGGAAAGGGCAGTGGTGTCAACCGATTCGCGCTCAGTGTTTAGCTCAAAATTTGTTACTTGGCCAAGCACTCGGTACTCGGCATCTTGCAATGTCACACGGATTGGGACATCTGCTGTAATAGTGTCTAGGCTTTTACGGCCTGCTGTTTCGCCAGAAACGGCTTCATTAAACGTGCTATACAGACGGACGCCTCCTGCGTCGTCTACATGCACATAAAAAACGCCATCAGGGTGTTTTGTGTTGTCCGGCCACGCTGAAGCAGATACAAACGCAAGGTCTGCTTCATTGGTGTTTCGAATCTCGACGCGGTCTCCTGAAACCAGCGAGCCGGCCGGAAAAACAAAGCTGAAGCGGTTTCGAGTTGCGTTGACGTCAGAAGGGCGTACCACCCCTGTGATGCTGAAGTCGTCGCTGGCCCTCTTTAGTTCAACTTTGCCGATCTCGCCAAGGAGAACTGCCATTAGAGATCAATAGACTGGTAGTCGCCGGTCATTTGGAAGCTCACGTCAGCGGTCATAATTTCGCCAACGCTGCAGGTGATGTTGACGCTCGTAATAAAAGCGTTGAAGTCGAGATCTTTGTCGTCCCAACGGAGTTCGAGGCGGTGGGCGGTAGGTGTATTAGTTCTAATCGCAGTATTGAGAATGTTTCTCAACGTGGTGTTGTCATCGTGATACATAATCGTGCAGGTTGCAGTTGCCGTCTTCAACCCGGCTCTATATTCACGAGCATCATCGCCTAGGTCAGTCGTTTCCAGCGTGTCGACGTTGCTGGTAAACGACCAGTTGCGGACGCGCACCTGAGTTTCGCCGTTAAAGACGAGGACTCCGTTCTGCCCCGAAAAAATCGCCATGGTGCGTGCCGATAAGTGGCCAGTGACTCAATTCTAGCCGTCTAGATATGCGCAGAATTCACATTGCACCGTGGAAATACCAGGCTGCACGCTAGTAACCTGCGGCGGTTTCATATAGCGCCAACGTAAACCGTCAGGCTGTCCGTTGATACGCCTTTGCATATCTGTTGCCATGCCCCTTAGTGCTCGGGCAGTGGTAAAAATAACGTAATCCCAATCGGAATTGACATCGATGTAATGGGCAAGGATGCTCTCTGCTTGGGCATCAGTAATGTTTGCAAAAGTCAGCGACAGCTTTGAATTGACAAGTTTGTTGCTGTAACGCATTACGGTAGTAGCACCGTTCTGCGCTTCGAACGTTGTTTGCGGAAACGTTCCAGGGGTGAACGTCCTGCTCGTGGGGTTGATTACCGGAAAGTGTCGAGCAGGCATTTTATAAGTCTTCGAAGTTGCTCTCCGCCCAGTCTAAAACCCGGAACTTGCCATCACTTCGAAGGGGAACAAACGAACCACTTATTTCAACAAGGCCGTCTTCTGCATACTGCAGCGTCTCTACCTTGTAGACGCGGTCTTCTGTTGTGCTGTTTTTGATGCTGAACACCGTGCCACGCAGTGTGGATCCCACAGCTTGGCCGTTGCTGACTGTGAGAGTTGTGGAGTTGACGACTGTCGTGCCAGGGCGCCAGTAGTACACACTGTAAGTGCCGTTAGCAAGACCGTCTTTAGACACGATGGTGCCGGTTGGTCCGATGCTGCCTGTCTGGAAGCGACTGGTGTGGGTAGCTTCGCTAACAACACGGAAGTACTGTCCAGGTTCCAGGGCCATTGCAGCTTGAGGAGTTGTTTCAAAACGCAACCCGTGATCAACGTACCGTCTAATTAGCAGTGCTTGTTTTGCAAACTTGCGTGCATGTGTAGTTGATTTGCAGAAGCCGCCCAAGTCAAAAGTCTCTTCTGGCAGGGCGTCACGCTCCGCATCTGTACCTTCGCTTAAGGCAAGCGTTATTGATTTAGTTTGGCTAAAACCGTTTTCGACATCTTCTCTATAAAGTACAGTTGCTTTAAACATTTGCCGCTCTTCTGGCGTCAGAAACGAAACTTTCATGTTTCGCATGTTGCCGTCGGTAAACAGTGCTTTTATTTGGGGCTTTGCATTAAGGTTAATTGTGTAGTTCGAGTTGTAGGGGAAAGAGGGGAACAGACCAAATCGACCGCCTTTAATTGTAAAATCAAGCAGGTTGTAACCCGCATTTGTAAAAATAAATTCGCGCAGGTTTTGTTTTTCTGAAATGACGCCGTCCCAGAAAAAACCGTTTGCTCGGCAGTATTCGGCTGCGATACACATGTCTAATGTAGACACTTGGTTTGTTCCGACTGTTTCGCCTGCACCAAAGTTGCTATCGGTAAGAAGGGCGTAGGCAATCTCAGCAAAATTATTAGATTCTGCTGACGCGCCAACTCTTGCGGCGCTGTTGACGACATCTAGTCTTGGAATTTTTATGCCTCGCTTTATGTAAGCAGAAAATTCGCTAAAACTTGACCATTCTTTGCCACTGTTTAGGCGGAGCCCCGCAACAGCTAAATTCGGGTAAACAAAATCGTCAACAGCTTGGATCTCATTTACATACGCAATACTGTGTTCTGGGCCGTCTTGATGGCTTGAACTTTCTGCATCGTATAAAAAGTAATCAGCGATAACATGGTTCCGAACAAGGAAACGATCAGAGTTGTCAATAGCCCCTGCTTGTGTAACTGTAAAATCAACAGAGTGTGAATATCCTGGAATACTTACGCGAAGACGGTCGCTTACCCTGTAATTAGCGCCTTGGTTTCTGATAGACAGTGCCACAACATTTCCAGACGCCCAATAACGTACATGAACACGCAAGCCTGAGCCTGAACCTGATAAACGGGTTGGGCTTACTTCTCCTTCAAAATTCGGGCTCGCCTGTACAGATCGGCGTTCTTGTCTAATAATTTCGTAGCCATATCGATTTGTTGTATTCCTTAGGTTACCTCTTTCATACCTTACTGTTGAGCTATTCTCAACTCTATCTCCGTCCCAGTAATAGGTATAAACGTAGCTACCCGATTGCCGTCGGCTTTGATAACCAACACGGGTACGAATTACACCGTAGTCACCACTAAGGTTAGTACTACGGCCGCTTGCTCTAAGGTCGTATCTAGTTCCTACAGTTACCCACTGAATGCTACTTGGAATTGAACCCCATGTTTGTCTACTAATACTAGATACTTGCCCGCCTTTAACTTCGGGAGGTTGCCCTCTATAGAGTTCAAGGTTGTTTGTAAATACGTCCGTTAATACTTGCTCTTTTCCGTAACAAACATATTTATACCCGTTAGTAGTTGCATTGTATTGCTCGTTTTGATTTCGTCCGTTATAACCTGTTAGCAAAATTACTGGGGTTGACGTTCCAACGATTCTGCGGACATAGTTACCGCCAAACGGAACAAGGCGGTATTCAAACTGACCTCTTCTAGGTGTATAAACGCGAATAGAATTATACATTTCACGAGGAGATTGACCGGAAATGCAGAAAAATGTAGCGCGTCGTGAGGAAGTAACTGTAATGTCTCTCCAAGTATTTGAATTGTTTTGACGAGCATACAACTTAAAAAATGTAGCTCTGCGTAAATACGTATCCATGCCTCCCACTTGAATTGTTCCGTTAGCTCTTTCAAAGCGATCAATTACATCATCATTTGGCAAACTATTTATATTGGGAAATCCGCTAATTCGACGATAAACAGTGGACTTTATACCTATTTCAGTGGCGTCGCAATCGCGGTTGTTGCTGACCGTGCCGATTGCAACACGCATTGGAATTGGCGGGCCCGACGGTACATCAGTAGCGTTTGGAAGACTGCGATTGTAATAATTGGTCGGTTTACTGCCATGAATAGTTTCGGTATGTCGCAGCGTGTAGCGCTGTCCCGTGCCATTTAACCGCCAAATGTCGTTTACATCTTGATGCGTGCAAACGTAAACACACCCGTTGTATAGATACTGCTCACCTACCGCCATAATTTCATCAGCGTCAATCCGACGACGTGCCAGAGATTGATTGACGTCGTCTACTCCATTCAGACGAAAATCCCCAACTGCTTGTTCATCGGCGTTAATTTGGTAAAAAATAGTATTACCGTTTTCGATTACGCGATCGATAGCGGCTTTACTCGGAAAATGATGGTTAATTTTTCTTCTTTTTTCGATTAAAGCCTGCCTTGGTTCGCCCTGTACTTGTGTTTGAATAAGAACAAGCTCGTGTGTAACCTTAAACGCACTTCGGTTTGGTACAGGAGAAAAAACGCCAAACTCTTGTTGCGATCCAGGGGTTCGGGCTCCTGAAAAGTAGGGCTTCCACCGGTTGTCTTCATGCCACCAAAGCGACATGACGTCTTGAGGGTGCTGGTCAAAAGTTCTTAAAGTTCCCTGCGAATAACGCTGGCTGCTAATTTCGCGGATGCGGTTGCTCCCGCTCAACCCATTGCTGAAGTAAAGCGCGAGTTTTCCTAGGGGAAAGTTTTTTATAAGCGTGTCGCCAATGGCAAAACCTTCAAAGTCTGGTCTTGATGCCAGCTCGCCATAGCTG